TAGCCCATAGCGGATTCATTTTCTTTTGTCCTTTACAAAATACCCTACTAAGTCATCAAAATAACCAAAAATCTTGTTATCTTTTTCTGTTGGTGTAAGATTTACTACGATCTTAGCAAACGCTAAAATACCAATAAGTAATTCTCCCCAATTATTTGTCAATAGTTCCATAATATGTGTTTATTTCAATGAATATAAAAGGTATATATAAGCAATGTTTATGCCCATCTTCAAATTTATCAGACCAAATACCTATCAAAATACCTGTGTAAACTCCTATTCCAATATCCCAACCTGTCATATTAATAAGTCCAAATTACGCAGTTAGGCAAATCTTCATCACAATCAATATGCACGAATGTCTTTGCTATACCTATACGAGTGAATCCTGCCGCCATAGCTGATTCAACTATAATAAACCTATCCGTACTATTAGCGCAAGCAATATCCACAGCATTACCTCTTAAATGAGCTGAGTTAGTTTTACCGCCTGCCCTTTGATTTGTGTCTTTATCTCGCCAAGCAGAATTAATATGAAAAGGAATGCCTGCGATAGAACGAGCTAATTCCAAATTTAAAAGCAAATTTTCGCTCATTTGTTCATAGCATTCTACTCCATTGCAAGTAAATTCATAAGGCTCGAAGTACTTAATCTTTTGATTCATGTCCGATCTTTTTGATATTATATAAAGCTGCGGTTATCAGTACAATGGCAGTTAAAAAGCCATTTATATCTGCAAAACTTATCCCTATCGCTGCGGTATTTATAACATTAGTTTCGATTATATCTTTATACATTAACTGAGCTTAAATATATTAATAGCTTTTTAATATTCTTTTTCTTTGGCTTGTATATCATATCCTTAGACCTGTATTATATGCGTTAGAAATAGGATTCATTGCAGCTCCTGAGTTTGTCGTATATTCAGGAAATAAACTAGAATTTTCACATAGGTAATCTACGATTCTTTGACCATAAAATTCAGCTGTATCTCTCTCTTTTTGAATCAACCAATTAAGATCGCTTTTATTAGCTGCTGTTCCGTTTTCGCTATTCTTTTGAGTAACGGATCCGTTCTTAATTTGGAAGGATATGAAAGGAAGTGCTTCTACTAATGCGTAATGAATTATGCTGTCTTGTACGTAATCATCTATCAAAATTTTATAGTTACCCGTTATAGAACCCGCTTCAATATCAGCTTCCAACTTTTCGTATAAGTCAGTCCCTAGTATTACCTGCATATTCTTATCTTGTGCTATCTTTAAAAAGGGTAAAAGAAAAGCAGTATCTACATTGTAATTGATCGCAGTAGAACTCTTTAATTTATCTTCGTTGCAAAATAATGCTGCCATTTTTATTTGTTTAAAAATCCTTTATTAACCATGTCTATCGGCTTCATAGCTACGTTTTTATCATTCCGTATTCTATAACCTTCAGAATCTGACTTTCCTGTACTTATTGTGGGTGCTAGCGGGTTGTTTACATCAACTTTAATAGTGCTTTTAAATGTCTTTCTTTTCCATTTGTGATGACAAGCACCGCCACCCTTGAATTTCCAAATAGAATAAGTTTGTTCGCCTTTAGCTGCCCAACCTTTATTCACATTTTTATTTTCCATTGCAATAATGTCTTCTTTCCTATACAGCTTATCCGCACTCACCATCTTACGACAAAATTCTCGACTATTAGAACTTGCTTTTAACGGAGCGTAAGAATACCTAACCTTATACATAAAACCATTAATAGTTTTATCTTGATCACTTTTAGAATTAGGTCTTGCTGTTCCTGTACTAGCGAAATCAAACGCTACTATTTCCTCGTGTTCTTCAGCATCTTCTTCTGATATTAACTCCCAATCCTTGCTACTAAGTTCTTCACCTAATCCTATTAACTCAGTAGCTACGATAAAATCCGCCTTTTCGTCTTCTTTAGAAAAGTTTTCGCACATTTTAACTCCCGTTTCTTTTTCCGTTTCTTCTACGTTTAAATCTTCGGTTTCTACAAATTCTATCGGCTCAATAGTTTTAAAGTACATATCCAAAACAATACCATTGACTGCTAAAATACTATCAATAGCTTCTAATATAATATTTTGCTTAGGGCGGATTACTTTGTTATCAAACAACTGAGAAGCTGTTTTAATTTCGTCCGCATTATTACCCATTCCCGTAGCATCTTTAATACCGAAAAGCATAGGACTAGTTACCTTATGACCTATTAAAATCTTCTGTGTAGATTCTTCAGATAAAAATTTATATTGTTCAGAAGCTTCCGAAATAGGTATAGTTTCAATAGTGGTAGCAGTAGACTGATCATCATTCCAACTCGTAAGCCATTTCTTACCACCTGTACCTATTAATTTAGATTCAATGGATCTTTCTATTTTGTCTTGTTCTTCCTCAACAGGTATTCCTTGATTGAAATTAACCAACATAGTAGGAGCAAAACCGTTTTGGATATTTGTTTTGTGGTAATTTGCTATTTCCTCGTCTATTTCTGACCAAGGCAAAGCACCCACATAATCCACAGGGCTGAAGTAAAAGAATCCTGCCGAATAAGGAGCAATTACCAATACCTGAGTTTCTTCACCACGTGAACCATCAAAAGATTCTATTCTACGTGGTCTGTATCTATCTTTTCGGTATTCGCTCCAATTATCTGAGTAATACCAACCTTTAATTTCTCCTTCAGTTGCCTTTTCAGGACGAAGATTTTGCATAGGTAAATGCTTAGCTTTGAGAATTTGAGTTTTACCCTTATTCCAAACTACATTAAATGCACCCATTCCAAGCTTTTTCAAATCACCTGCAACCCTTCGCACATCTTCACCTCTAAAAATAGTACGCATTTTAGCGAAGTCTAACGGTCTTTTAGAGCTATCCGTAGCATCTAATCCTTCTCCGTAGATTTGATCGCTTACGCTTGTTATAATAGCGTTAGAAACTGCCGAACCATTACATCTATCTATAAGATAAGTGAAATAATTATTATCTTCTCCGTAACCCACCCAATCTTTCGCAGGGTTTTCCATCGCTTTAGGGGTCAAAGTAGAACTAAAATTCATTACTTTAAAACTCATACCTTCAAATATACACTATTAGTATTATTGGCTTCTGCTTGCTTCACGTAAACCACCTCACTCGTTCCACTAACCCACGCTTTACCAACTTCTCGCAATCCGAGAACGCTAGCATCTAATGGATCTACATTTTCTGCGTCTGTTTGTTCATATACATTGTAAGAAAAGAAACTCATCTCTTGCATTGTGTATTTAGGTTCTGCTCCTGTGTTTACGTTGAAAGCTAAAGCTACCGACCTTACATTTACATCTCCCTTAGTTACCACTTTCGCTTCGCTAATTCGTGTTTGCAGATTAGTAAATATAAGTAAATAATAGTTATCATAAGCATTAGTAGAATTTTCTTCTAATGACAGATAAACCGTATTATTCTGTTGGTGCTTCAGCTTGATCATTTGAATAAAGATTAATTAAACTTATAGCTTCTGAATTAGTAAGTAAAGTGTTACTAGGATAGTTTAAGACATCACCTAAAGCGATTAAAGCAGTAACCTCACTTTGTAACCATGAAGCATTAAATTCCATTACATAGTGCTTAGCTCCGTTCACATCTATTTCTATAACACTACCGAACTTAATTCTGTTATCTACTCCAACCTCTTCGAATGTAGTAGGTAGTATATTTAATAATTCACCATCTTCATCGTAAGTTTTACGAGCGTAAGAACCTTCTAATTCTTCAGGAATTAATCCTTTGTAAGTTTGCTCTTCTAAGCATATAAATATGTTACCTATCATCGCTTGAGTTTTTAGTTGATTTAACTAAGATATGTAAGAACGCTCTTAGGCTTTCTGCTGATATGTGAGTTTCTTTACTTTCAAACATTTCCTCTACCATATCTAATAACTCTGCTCTAGTTCTCTTTTCAGCAGAAGCTACAGAAATCTTAGTCAGTGTTTTCTTCTTTACTAGAGCTTTATATCTATCCTTAATTGATCGTAATGTATAATCTTGCTTTGCCATGTTTATTTTTTAAAATCCAAATTCACTTGAGAACTCTGTACTAAATGCTGAACCTACTTTATGAGCGTTTAAACCTACCTTGTAGTTGTTGGTTATTTCCTTCTGAGTTAAAGCTCTGTTGTATAGTCTTGGTTCGTCTATTGTATTATTGTAAAACCTTGTAGTTGTAGAATCTCTACCAACATACTTAACGGAGCTACTAGTAATGCTATTTGTGTTAGTTTCTGTATCTATTTGAGGTGTAGCATCAACATACATTGTACATAACCCTGAGGCTCTAGTTATCAATATGTTATACCAAATACCTATGACATAAGTATTGTTAGAAGTTAAAGAAGACCCTCCGATATAGCAAATAAACTTACTTGTAGCGCCATGAACCCCAACACCTGAAGAATCAGAACCATTCAACTGCTCACCCAATGAAAATGCAGAGTTAATAGAGCTTCCTTGAGATAAATAATCAGCCTTAACCCAAGTTTCAATACTAAAATCACCTGTACCAAAATCAAGCGAATCATCATCAGCCACTTCAGCATAACCCGAACCATCTAAATTAAACCCTCTCTCTCTTAATCGAAGCGAGTTACCTAGAACGTCTTTACCCTTATCGTTTGGGTTCTGGATTAGTGTAGCGTTCGATGCTGCTGAACCGTTCGTTCCGATGTATGAGCCTACGGTTGAGGATTCTTCTAATTGAGCACCCCAAATGTAAACCTCATCACCTACGTTACTTGTTCCGCTTATACCATCAGCGTTTAAAAAAACGTGAGTTTGA